CCAGCCGAACGAATAACGCTCACGTGCTTTGTATCGCACGTTGCCGGTGTCAAAGTCTCCGTCCATCGACGTTGCCATCGGGGTACGAACGAAGTGCTTCAGGCCATTAGGCACATCCGTGGTCAGGAACCATGCGTTGGTATCTGTCAGGAAGTGATTAACGGTATAGCCTTCGGGGATCGAACCGTTGTTCTTCAGAGCGTTGATATCGTTATCAGCAGTGCCGACACGCAACTCGGTCTCAAGGAGGCGGGTTGCAACGAACATCAATGCAGGAGGAACAATCAGTTTACGGGGCTTGGCTGCGATCAACAGGCCACGCTCGTCCGTCCACGCAGCGATCTGAATAACGGCGGCTTCAAGTGAAGTCTCGTTCAAGTCAGCGCCAGTGGTTGGGCGGTTGGAGTTGACACCACCAGAGACTAAGGGGTGCTGAGTCGAGAACAGAACCTGACCGTCGCCATAGGTGGGGTTGCCCGCACCAGCAAAGCCTTGGTTCAGAACTGCAGCAGCCTTAACCTGCTTGGTGTAAGCCATAGCACGGGCTAGAGCCTTGGTGTAACGACTGGAGAGAGAATCATAGAGGTTGTCCTCAATTGCCTCTTCCGTGATCGAGAAACCAAGAGCAATAGTTTCGTGCGTATAGCGTGCAGTCCAAGCCTCTTGCGCGTTATCGTAGGCAATCGCACTGCCTTCGTTCTTGACTGGAGCAGCCGAGAAGCCAGACAGTTTAGTTTCCTCTTCAAACGAACGCTCGGAGGTTTCGGTTTCATAGATCTCTTTGTGCTCTTCGCCATATTTGGCATACTCAAGACCAAATAGGGCGTTAAGTCCGGGGAGAAGTTCTTTAAGTAGTTGGGCGCGTGAAATAGCCATTTAGTCGCTCCTTAAATGCCAGCCGGATTATAATACGAATGGCCACCAACTAAGGCACCCGTATCAATATGCGGCATATTAAACTTACAAATGAATTCACAGAATTCGCCCCCAGCGTTTGCTGTATCAGGAACACCAGCAACCACACGAATAGGCAAACTAGCAGTAGCAGCAAATGTAGTTCCATTAATTGCTACAGCCGAATCACCTGTAGTAGTTGAACCTGAGTTTTGTACCAGCGCTACGTTGCTTCCAATTGCAGCCTGTCCATAAAAAGCAACAGTGGTGCCAGAAGAAACAGCAGCAACTTTAAACAAAACATCAGGATCGTCTTGGATGTAAGCCTGAATCTTCGTACCGCTTTTAACGGCGACACTGGCTGGATAATACTGACTAAAAGTCGGTTGCCCAGTCACCTGCGAAACATACGTTACACCTAGGAAAATACCAGCCACCCCGTTAGTTGCAACAGTGGTTGTACCGGTTTCTTTTTCAATGTATCCGGTAGTAACCAATTTCACAAGGTCTCCGTAGAAAATGTCCGTTGCATAAGTCGGAAAAATTTCAAAGAGACGGGTTTGACCGGCAAACACCTGACCACCAATCAAATTGATTGGTAGAAGCCCGTAAGGCTTGTCTACAGTAGGATATGCCATTTTTTACTCCTAAAAAGATTATCGTTTACTAAAAGTGACCTCAGAACGCTTTTCAGAAAAGAGCGGCATCCTCGGATCATTTTCCCTCATGAAGTTATTGTCCACAGATTGAATCTGTTGTTGCGACAACGCTTCGTAGTGAGCCTGACGTGCTTCGGCTTGTTCAACCGGAGCCTTACACAACATCAAGCCGCCAATCTCGACATTTCCACTCGATTTAGAGGTTTCGTCCAGCGAAAGCATGAGTTCTGGATGGTCTTCTGCGCGAACAGGTTCCCATCCCTCCCGACGGCGAACCGAGACATTACGAGCATCAGGTTGCCCTCCTAGGGCAGTACGAACCCAACGAAACGCATATCCGGGTTGTGGATCAGGATCAGGCAGTTGTTGCGGCGGGATATAGGTTGCACGGGCGCGAGATTCGCGCTCACGGGATTGCAATTCACGATCAATACGGTTTGCCATTATCTATTCTCCTGCAGAGCAACTTGCTTTGCGTAAACTTCTAAAGGGACACCCAAGCGTCGAGCAATAGCCACCTGTGATTTGGTGAGTACAATCTTTTTACTTGGTGTCGTTCGAGTCGCCGGTGCTACCACCGTTGCCTGTTGGCGTTTTTCCACCTTTTTAACAGGTTCCTGCCGGGGAGCATCGTCATCCTCTACTCCTGAATCCGACTCAAACTTGTCAGGAAAAACTTGCCGAAGCCGAGCATCAATACGCTCGTAGTATTTGTCTGAACGAGGGTCCATGCCCTCATTCACTAATTTCTGGTGCAGTCCATAAGCAAACGCCGTCATCTCTTCGTCTGCGCCAAACCACTTGTTGTTGTTATACCAACTTAGCGCTTTTTCGTCAGGAGGCGGAGCCTGCGGGACAGTTTGTGGGTAATTTACTTCGTTATTTGTTTCTTGTAAAGCGGAAAGTCGTTTAGTTGCTTCTTCTAATGCAGCCTCGGTGTATTGGGGGGTGTACTTGTCCCAAGACTCCTTGTCCATGGTGCTACGGGTGATTTCAGCCATAGCCTCGGCAACTTTCTCCGAATCGCCTGATTCTTGGGCCTCTTGGAGAGACTTTTTGGCGGTACGGAGGACTGCTTCTGCTTTACCTTTAGCCTGCTCAATAAGGGTTTTCTCCCCCTCCTGCAACTGCTTGAGCAAGCGTTTATTCTCGTCAGCGATCTTTTTGGCGTAATCGACCGCAGCCTGTTGTTCCCTAGCCGCACGTTCTTTGGCCCTGCGCTCGTCATGCCAAGCACGCTTGAGTTCGTCCATGCGACGCTGGACTTTCTCGTTGTAATTGGTGACTTCGTCGGCCTCGTCCTCTTCTTTCGGGGGGACTTTCATCTTCTTGCGACCACGATCTTCTTCAGGGGTGTCGTCCACCACCTCAATTTCGATCTTGTCTTCGGGTTCAGCCTTGGCCTTCTTAGTTGAAGGCACATTGATTTCTACGCCGGTAGGCTCATTGAAATCACCATACTCATCACTCTGAAGTTTGGCTTTCTCATTGATTTCTTCCAGCGTGGTAACGATTTCTTCTTTAGGCATTTAGATCTCCTTACGCACGTGTGTAACCACGAGGATCGTCCACAACTGCTTCAACCTGATCGTCATTAATCAGGCGAAACTCCTGTCCATCAATAGCAAACCGGGTGCCCGAGTAGTTCCTCATGATGACGAAATCACCCTCTTTACACCACGGGCCGGTCGGAAACTTACCTTCATCCTTATAGGCTAGATCGCCTAGTTTCAAGACAAAGCCAAGACAGGAAGCGATCTCTTCGGACTTTCTAGTCGTGTCGGCTAGGATAATCCCGCTTTCTGTTGCGTCCTCAATCTTGGGCAGGGTAATCAAGATCTTATACCCTGTAGGAATCGGCATCTTTAGTTCCGGTATTTGATTTGCCTGCTCTAAGGTTTTCTCCTTATCTATTGCGCCTAGACGTGTAGTCATAGTCCCTCTGATCTCTTTGCGATTTCAATTAAATCAAGGATCTCCCGTTCTGCTATAGCAAGTCCTTGAATCACACCGACTTGAAATCGATAGTCGGAATAATCCTTTGCGCCGCCCGTAGCCAAGTCATCGGCATAGGCGTTCATGTGTTCTCTGATCTTTCTACGAATTAACTCTTCAAACGATTGACCTTCGTTCACTCAGTGCCCCCTTCGGGTTGTTGTGGTTGGTTCTTTGCTTCGCGGGCCATATCTACCCCGGTACGCATGGCATCGACTTGTGCCCTAATCTGCTGGTCAGTGCGACTCTTGGCGATATCAACCCCGACCTGTAGCCCTTTGAGTTCCGCCTCCATGGACAGACGTTGCTTCTCCAAGTCGATCTCATCGGCCTTGGCTGCTGCGTCCGTGATGTCCTTCTGCTGTTTGCGCTGCAACTCAGCGGCCTTAATGGCAAGTTCTTGCTTCTGGATCTGAGTGATCGGATCTTGTGCAGCCGCCTGCGCTTGCTGCGCTGCAACTTCGGTCTGACTGCGACCCAAGACGATCTCCGAGGCCATAGCCGCCAGACGAGACATCTCCAACTCAATGTCTTCGGGTAGAACAGTGTTAGGTTCAGGAAGCCCAGCCCCCATCGCCTGCTCGATACGCTGCCTGTAAGCAAAGGCCATGTGCTCCGCGATATGAGCCTGCGCCGCCGCCATCATGGCTCCGGCCTGTGGGTTCTGCCCCATCATCTGTCTGAGCATCGGGTCGTTCAAGAGGTTCATGTGCACCTTGATGTGTGCCTCATGGTCTTGGTAGATGAACGCTTTGACCGGCTTCATGTTGAGCACGTTCATGTTCTCCGAGATCGGATCGACTGGTTTGACATCATCTTCGACCGGGAGGATCTTCTGAACGTTACGCAGCCCCAGCACCTCAAGCATCTGCCTATGGAGTTGGGCTAGGTCATATAACTGGGGGGCACTTTGTGCGAGTTGAAGTACGGCTTGGTACTGCACCACCCGCTGAGACATTGTTGACGCATTGGGGTCAGAGACAGGAATGACCTCGACCATGTCGTAGTCCGCCCGCGAGACCTTCGGCTCTTGCCCCTCACCAGCCTCACTTGAGTCCGTATGAGCCGGTTCGTACTCGTACTCATCATCCGCAAACTCAGCAATGATCGCCGCAAGCAGTTTGAACTCACACTTCATAGCCGCATGAATACGGGCTTGGACGGCAGACATGACTTTTAAACTTCTTTCCAACAATGCCAGCGTCGTACCTACCGGGGTCTCTTTATTGATGTCCTGAATCTTAAGTTCAGCCACCGCAGCCAAAGATCTTCCCTGTTCCACGATGATGTTCATCAATGAAAGGAGGGTTTGGCTGGGTTCTTTATATGGGAGGAAGGCAATGTTCTCGGCAATCTTGCCGCTGGCAATATCTACGTCCCTAAACTCGCCCGGAGCGATCGGAGTGTCGTCTCCTTTGATCCGTAGACCCCTAGTTTTTAAACCGCCCGGGAGATTTGAGAGGGTGCCCGCATCCACCAACTGCCTTAATAACGACGTACTCGACTTCGCATGCCCACCAATTAGGTGAATTAGGCCATATCCGTAGAAACCAAAGCCCGGGATGTATACATAGTGAACAAAGTGGATTCGCTTCTGTTTTAGGTCATCTTCTGGGTCCCAATTACGCCGAATAGCCAGAATTTCTCCAGTTGTACGCTCCAAAGTGATGACATAGGGTATGGCTAACTCATTTTCGTCTCGGTATGGGTCATCTTCTAGGTCTAAATCCACGTGCATCTCAAGAATTAGGTACCTATCGTCCTGAACGATGGTCGCATCGTCATCTTCAGCCAATTCACGAGTAAATTCAGGTGGTACAGACCCCGGATCAGGTAATTCTATGTCCCGATAGAAGCCCGCAACCTGCAACTTCTTGATTTCATTCTCAGTTTTACGCATTACATGCGTGTATCTGCCGCAAGTTTGGAGGTCTGAGGCCCCATAACTAATGATGAAGTCCTCTGCGGGGATGAAAACTGCGACTTGACGACCCAAAGACGGGTCAAAATAGACTTTTTTGAACGCTGAACCAGCCAAAGCCAGCGACCAGAGCATCCTTTCGTGCTCGGCACGGTACTCAGGCATTTTTTCTGTGAGTTGGTAGTTCATGTCGTCCTTGACACGAGCCGCCGCTTGCTCTTTTTCCTTGGTCAGTTTGCCAATAATCTGCGTTTTGACCGGCCCCGTGGGCGGAAATGTCTCCATGATGGAGTCGGCTTGGAA